GGGTCTAATGACATAGACGGCATCTTTTCAAAGCTGCGGTACATGATTATAGGTTGCGAGTGTAAGTGGGTAGTGATTGATCACCTACATATGATGGTATCTGCCACTCTTGAAGGCGATGAACGTAGATCTATTGATGCTATCATGACACGCCTCAGGAGCCTCGCTGAGGAGACTGGAGCAGGACTTATACTGGTATCCCACCTCAGACGTATTGACGGTAACAAGGGCCATGAGAAGGGCGCAGAGACTGATCTGAGCCACCTCAGAGGTAGTCAAAGCATTAGCCAGTTATCTGACTGTGTGATAACCTTGGAAAGAAACCAACAGGCTGAAGATCCTATAGAGGCAGCGACCACTAGGGTCAGAGTATTGAAGTCTCGTTACACAGGTGATGTGGGTATTGCTGCCCACTTGCAATATGATAAGGAGTCAGGTAGACTTACAGAAGTAGAGTATTCAGATATTGATTTTACTTCTGATAATGATTTGGCGTTCGACTAATGAAACTTCTTTTTGATACTGAAACAAATGGTTTGTTTCCTGACTTAACCCGTATGTGGTGTCTTGTAATACAAGATGTAGACACAGGACAAATGTGGGACTTTACTGAGGATCATCTTGAGGATGGTGTGCAGTTATTAAATCAAGCAGAGCTAATAGCTGGTCACAATATTCTTGGGTTTGATATTCCTGCCTTGGAAAAATTCACAACATTTAGATTAGGTTCACAGAAGATCATAGATACCTTAGTGCTATCTAGGCTGTTCAATCCTGTACGTGAAGGCGGTCACAGTATTGAGATGTGGGGTAATCGTTTTGGATTACACAAGATAGACTTCAAGGAGTTCGACCGTTACTCTAAAGAGATGCTGGAGTATTGTAAAAGGGACGTAGCTGTAAACGTAAAAGTCTATCATGAGCTTCGTAAAGAAAGTGCTGGCTTTGACCCAAGATGTATTGAGTTAGAGACCAGTGTCGCTTCGATCATGAAGGATCAAGAGGCTCATGGCTTTTACTTCGACAACTACAAAGCTGACATGCTACTGGCTCTCATGCGAGAGAAGATGAAGCTAGCAGAGAAACGAGTTTCAGAAGTCTTCAAACCCAAGGTAGATGAGAGGTATATCTATCGCAAGGAAACTGCATCTGGTGCCCTATCTAAACTAGCAACTTGGGATAGAGTAGGTGGACCAGGAGTGCGTCTCCTCGATGAGGAATATGAGTTCTTTAGCAAGTCTTCTAGCATGTATACCACCAGAAAAACTGTAGTGGATTTCAACATTGCATCACGCAAACAGGTAGGTGATTACCTCATTGAGTTTGGATGGAAACCAAAACAGTATACTGAGAATGGTAGGGCTGTTGTTAATGAGAAAACTCTATCTGAGATTGAGGGTATACCTGAGGCAGAGCTTATTAAAGACTACCTCATGTATCAGAAGAGACAAGCTGCGTTAGAGTCTTGGCAGAAGTTCCTTGAGAAAGACAACAGGGTTCATGGGTTTGTTATACCAAACGGCACTATCACTGGACGTATGACACATCGTGATCCTAACATGGCTCAAATACCTAGCGTTAGTTCCCCCTATGGTAAGGAGTGTAGGGAGTGCTGGACAGTGCCTACTGGATACAAACTAGTAGGTATAGATGCTAGTGGCTTAGAGCTTAGGATGTTGGCACATTATATGAATGATGAGGAGTATATAGATGAAATCATTAACGGAGACATACACACCGCTAATCAGAGACTTGCAGGGCTTGAATCAAGAAATCAGGCGAAAACTTTCATTTATGCACTCCTATACGGAGCAGGAGATGAGAAGCTTGGAACAGTGGCTGGAGGAGGCAGAGAAGTTGGTAGTAAACTTAGAGGGCATTTCCTCCATAATCTCCCATCATTTAACAACCTTAAGAACAGAGTATCACTCGCAGCTAAGAAAGGATTCCTCAAAGGATTAGACGGTAGAAAGATATTTGTTCGATCTGAACACGCAGCACTTAACACATTGTTACAGGGTGCTGGGGCCGTTGTTATGAAGAAGGCATTGGTTATCTTCAGTGAATACATACAAGATATGGATGCTCATATTGTGGCTAATGTTCACGATGAATGGCAGGTAGAAGCCAAGGAAGAGATAGCAGAAGAAGTAGGAAGACTTGGCATAGCTGCAATCGTACAGGCTGGATGGGCTTATGATTTAAAATGTCCCTTAGATGGAGAGTATAATGTCGGAAACAACTGGGCGGAAACGCACTGATAGAATAAAATTAGAAAGTATCTGTAATGATGAAGAAAGCATGGGATTTTATGCATCCTTTGAAGACGGTCTAAGTATACAGTACGAACCCGTAGGGTTTTTAGACTCTACAAAAAGAACTCTTTGGATAAATGCTGATCCTGATGAAGTTTGTATAGCTTTTTTTGATGATAAGTTTGAGCAGGGATTTAACACAGAGAATGAAACAGGAGTCTGGTTGTCTTATAGGAGCAGTAACTTAACATATCATAAAGACATAGTTGACAACGTCGATGTTTTAGAAACTTTTTACAGACCCGCTGATTATGAAGTGGATGAAATGTTTGATGCATATGATTATGGCCCAGAATCTTGGAGAATACAGGATGGTATAAGATGGGTATACCTCCATGAAAATATGTGGGTATCAGAACTAGGAGACTATGAACATGATGACTGAAATGGTAATGTCAAAAACAACTAGTCAGAAACGCATTAATCCTAGAACAGGGAAACCCTACTACTATAAAGACAACCCTGAGGCTGTAAAGGCTAGGAATGCAAGACGTATGTGGGTAAATGGAAAAGAAGTATCAAAGTTCCATCCACTACATAAACCTGGAAGGTATAAAACTTTAGGTGATGCAGCCTTCAGTTCTCTGAAAGGATACGAAACTATTAAAGAGGGTGAAGTGTATATTATACATAACCCATCTTTTCCTGGGTGGATAAAAGTTGGTATGGCCTTGAGTGCAAACGACCGTTTAAAACAGTTTCAGACAAGCTCTCCCTTTAGAGACTATGAACTAATCAAAGCTTACAAAGTTGAAGACCGTAGGTTGTCAGAGGCAGAAGCACATAAAGCTCTAGGCAATAAGAACCGTAAGGGTGAATGGTTCCACATGGATCATAATGCAGCTATTGCAATACTAGATAAAATATTCACAGAGGTATATCAGCATGAACTCTTCTAAAGATTTAAATAAGTTAGTAGATGACATATATGAATCCATTGCTCCTTTGTCAGAAGGAAAGAATTTAAATTTACCTGAGGATCTTATAGAAGATTTTGGAGAAAGAATAAAGTCAGCTATAACAAATTGGTCTAAGCCAAAAGAACAGACTAGAGGTTTAAGAATGTCTAATATTGGTAGACCCGCTAGACAGTTATGGTATGATTCAAGGAATGACAACACCAATTCAATCCCATCTGCAACACAAATTAAATTCCTCTACGGCCACATACTAGAAGAACTACTTTTACTTCTTGTTAAACTCTCTGGACATGAGTTGTCTGATGAGCAGAAAGAAGTCGAGGTAGATGGTATCAAAGGTCACATGGACTGTAAGATTGATGGTGAGGTTGTTGATATTAAAAGCGCCAGTAACTTTGCATTCAAGAAATTCAAGGACGGTACGCTTGATGGTGATGATCCCTTTGGCTATCTCTCTCAGCTTGCTGGCTATGAAGAGGCTGAGGGCACTGAGGATGGTGGGTTTCTGGCTATCAATAAAGAAACAGGAGAGTTGGCTTTTTACAGACCTGGAAAATTTAGCAAGCCCAATATCAAGTCTAAAATTTCTAGCATTAAAAATGCTTTGACACTAGACAGTCCACCAGAGAGATGCTATCAGGATGTGCCTGAGGGCAAGAGTGGTAACATGCGTATCGCTAAACAGTGTACGTATTGTCCCTATAAGAACGAATGCTGGGCTGATGCTAACGCTGGTCAAGGGCTACTAGCATATAAGTATGCGTCAGGTATTAAATACTTTACTAGAATTGNAGTAGCTCCTAAGGTTCCTATGCTATGAACAATAAAAAACTAAAACAAATAAATCGTCACTCAGAATCCTTGTTTAAGGACTGGGTAAAAACTTTGTTGCCTGAAGAAGAAGCAAAGAAAGTTGAGGAGACTGATTACAGGGATCTAGTGCCTGATGACTACCATGTTATGGTTGGACCGTCATTACGGTTGTCTCCTCATTCTCCTGCTTGGATTCGTAAGAAACTAAAAAAACTATTGACTACTGATTCTTCTCTTGATATCTTTTCAGTAACCTTAGAAGACCTACAAGGTATTTAAAATTAGTACAAAGAAACTATCTAAGTCTGGCAAAAGAAAACCTAGAAAACCTAGACCTAAAAAGCTAACACATCCTAATGGGACCAAGTACGATTCCATATGGGAAGCTGTTCTGCATGAGTCAATACTGAAAGACTGGGAACATCACGCTGATAAAATTAGTTACGTTGTTGAACATACCTATGAGCCTGACTTTGTTAGGACTGTTGAAGACAAGACAATACTACTAGAGTCTAAAGGCAGGTTCTGGGACCATGCAGAGTATTCTAAATATGTGTGGGTTAGTAAGCGTTTACCTGAAGATACAGAGCTTGTTTTTTTATTTGCTAATCCCTCAGCACCTATGCCAGGAGCTAAGAGAAGAAGAGACGGCACAAAGAGATCTCATGGTGAATGGGCATCCTCTAATGGGTTTAGATGGTTTAGTGAAGAGTCAATACCTGATGAATGGATTGATGTATCAGCTAAAGAAACAGAAGATTTTAAGAAACGAAATAGTAAATTTAATCTGGAGATGGAATGAAGTACAACAAACTAAATGATATTACACCGCGTGAGTGGGATAGCGTTTCAAAATATAAAAGAGATCCGCACCATAAGAATGATATGGTTAATCATCCACCACACTACAACAAAGGTGACATAGAATGTATTGATGGTATTAAGGCAATGCTTTCTGAAGAGGAGTATATTGGCTATTTAAGAGGTAACTCCTTAAAGTACAGATGGCGCTTTCCATATAAAAACGGTACAGAGGATATTTTAAAAGCTGAATGGTACGAAAATAAATTGAAGGAGATTCTCCTTGAAAGAAAAACTAACACATAAAGAGCAGCGTAGGGAAAGGTATGACCGTAAACAATACAAAGGTAAACCTGTAAAAGCTAATAAAAACTTCAAGCGTTTAAAAGCAGAAGAGCTTAAAGACAAAGAATTCAAAGAAGAATTAAAGGATTTATAATGGATCAATATCAAAACTACATTCACAAAAGTCGATATGCCCGTTACTTAGATAGTGAAAAGCGTCGAGAAACTTGGGAAGAAACTGTAGAAAGATACATAGATTTCTTTAAGAAAAGAAACAAAGAGAACATAGTAGACTGGGAAGAGGTACAGGAAGCTATCTATAACCATGATGTTATGCCTTCCATGCGTTGTATGATGACTGCTGGTAAAGCTTTAGATAGAGATAATGTAGCAGGGTACAACTGTTCATACCTTCCTATAGACAGCCCACGATCCTTTGATGAGCTAATGTATATTCTCTTGAACGGTACTGGCGTAGGCTTCAGTGTAGAAAGAGAGTATGTAAAACAGCTTCCTGATGTTGCTGATAGCTTTCATGAGACTCCAAGCACTATCATAGTATCTGACAGTAAAATTGGATGGGCCTCTGCGTTCAGAGAGCTTATTAGTTTGTTGTACGCAGGTAAAATACCACGTTGTGATCTAACAAAAATTAGACCAGCAGGAGCCAGACTAAAAACTTTTGGTGGCCGCGCTTCAGGACCAGAGCCTCTTGCTGATCTTTTTAATTTTTCAGTTGATTTGTTTAGGAGTGCTGCCGGTAGGAAGCTTACTTCTTTAGAGTGTCATGATCTTGTATGTAAGATTGCAGACGTTGTTGTAGTGGGCGGTGTCCGTAGATCTGCACTCATTAGTCTTAGTAATGTTACAGACAATCGTATGTCTAATGCAAAGAATGGTGAGTGGTATTTGAGCAATGGACAACGAGCATTAGCTAACAACAGTGCTGTGTATTCTGAGAAACCAGACTTCGATACTTATGCATCTGAGATGAAACGCCTATACGAAAGTAAGTCTGGAGAGCGGGGGATATTCAGTAGGATTGCTGCACAAAACGTAGCAGCTAAGAATGGAAGAAGGGATAGTGACCATAAGTTTGGTACTAATCCTTGTTCAGAGATTATCCTGAGACCTTATCAATTTTGTAATCTTTCTGAAATTGTTGTAAGGCATAATGATACTGCGGAAACGCTACTGAAAAAAGTTAAGATAGCGACTATACTAGGAACCCTGCAAGCCACCCTAACTGACTTCAGATATCTGCGTAACATCTGGAAACGCAATACAGAAGAAGAGGCTTTGCTAGGTGTATCTATGACAGGTATCATGGACTGCTCGCTAACAAACGGATCAAAGGGAGAAGAGGCTACTGCAAAACTTCTAGAAGATTTGAAAAAGGCAGCAGTGTTACAGAACAAAACACTGGCTAAGAAGTTAGGCATAAACCAATCAACTGCTATTACCTGTGTAAAACCATCAGGGACAGTATCACAGTTGACTGACAGTGCTTCTGGAATACACCCCAGGTTCAGTGAGTATTACATTAGAACTGTACGTGCAGATAAAAAAGATCCTCTAGCAACTGCTATGATCTCTTCAGGATTCCCTTACGAAGAAGATGTAATGAATAATTCTAACTGGGTGTTTTCGTTCCCACAGAAATCTCCTAAAGGTTCTGTAACTGTAGATGATCTTGGATCTATAGAGCAGCTAAAGCTTTGGAAAATTTATCAAGACAACTGGTGTGAACATAAACCTTCTATGACATGCTACTACAATGATGATACTTTCTTTGAAGTCTGTCAGTGGATATGGAAAAACTTTGATAAGGTTAGTGGTATTAGTTTTCTTCCTCAGTCAGAGCATGTGTATAGGCAAGCACCCTACCAAAAGATAACTAAAGAAGATTATGATATTTTAACTTCTAAGTTTCCTAAAAGAATGGAATGGGATCTAGAAGAAAGTGAAGATAATACAGAAGGTGTACAAACATTAGCATGTGTTGCAGGAGTGTGTGAGTTATGATAAAAAAGATATTTAATAGATTACAAGATTTTTGTAATGATATTATAATAAAAATATACTATGGGTTTGAGTTGTTTACCTTGGTAGAACTAGCAGTTATACTAGGTATACTGTTTACT